ATTGCTTTGTGCTTGATGAGATATATAATATTACTGCTCAAAAACGCTTTCATAGTGATCGGTATGAAAATGTTATTGATACTATTGAGTATAATCAGATTGTTACTTTTGTCACACAACATTTCTTCCACCTTTGAAAAGGTGGAGCCAAACAAACCAAATATAATCATTTCACTTGTAACTCAGAAAACCTAGATTTAACAAAGTAACCTTTCCTTTAAATAAATAATAAATTTTAAATACCTGAAGTCACTTGGCTTTATGTGTATTTTTTTCTTTGTTGTTACACGAGTGTAACATATAGAGGAAAGGGTGGTCGGATACACCTGTGTAACATATATGACATATAAATTGTTCGGTTCACTGAAAAAGTTGAATTGATTTCTTTTGTTATTGTTTTCGTAACAATTACTGCGCATCAAACTTTTAAACTCTTACTCTCGCAAAATGGCTCAAATCACTTTTCAAGTTATTACTAACAAGGACGACACATTATCCCATTTACTCAAGACATTCAAGACATTCTTCGAACCATTTGATACTATTAATGCTCAACAACTCATTGATGATAGCATATTATCTGGATACATTCTATCTAACCATATTGCTATTGATGTTATACTTAAGCAAGTTAAAGAGTATAAGTATTTTAATGTTTCTATTAGACGTCTTGCTCCTCTTCAGAACTTTAATTATGAATACTATTCCACTCCAACGCTTGCTGGTGTGTCTCCTCGAGTTCCTGACTCCGAAGAAGATCCTGAAACTAAATTATTTAATGATTGTCTTTATTTGTGGACTGAATATCTTTATCATTATTTTAACACTTTAACCAAACAATATGAAGCTACTAATTGGTATCAATTGCATCCTGTTACCAATGACAATTACGACAGTTATTACTATGATGGATTCGAATTCGAAGACCAAGATATTCAAGATGATAATGATTTGCATAATTATGATGATCCGGAACATGATGAAGAGTCGCGACAATATAGAAAAGAGATGGATGACGAAGAAAAACGGTATCAAGACTGGATTTACTCTGCTTCGGGGCCTGAAGGGCCTGATAATGACGAATATTATTATTAATTTCCAAGTCAAACAATTCAAACTTTATTTCCTTTATAACTTATAAAAATATTTTGTAACTAACTAACTAACTAAATTTATATACGTGGAGACACTTGTTTCTACGTATTTTTTCTCTTAGATTGGTTGTTACACTTGTGTAACATAATGGGAGGACAACCTGTAAAAAATTAAATACTTTTACAAATTGTTTATCGTAACAACTATCATATAAATCTTTTACACCTTTGGACATTTAAAACATTGATTTTCTAAACCCTTTTTCAGTAAAAAATAATATATATTATAATAAATTTAAATACCTTTAAGTTCAAATTTATAATATATATTCAACTTATATTTATTCGGGGCGTAAACGCTCGGGCACGAGACACATCCTTGGAATGGGGTTTCCCCGTTAAACATTGAATTCAGGAATACTGTAATTTTCATCAACCTTTATATACTTAGCAATCACCTTCGGATTATTCATATTCTTCATAATGTCTTCTGGTTGATAGACATTCATATTCTTGTCTATATAATAAATAATTCCTTTGATTTCCTGTGCCCATACTTCGACTTTTTCCATTTGTGGTTTTGATTGCTGTTCTTCATCTGTTTCACATATTCCATGAGGCGTTCCCTTTTGATGCGTTCCACAATATTCACATTCATCCTTTCTTCGTCTCGTACATTGCTCTCCGCTTGCTCTCTTTGCACAACATCTATCCGACAAAATAACCGAGTTTTTCACACGCTTTCTCTTCATAAAATCTTCTTTGGTCAATACAAGTCTCTCATAATCGAAAATATATTGAACAAGTAGAGTCATATTGTGGTCTTTTACTAATCCAAGTTCAAGAGCCTTTTCTTTGATTCCGTCTTTAAATTCGGTAATCCAATTATCTATTTTTTTATTGATACGTTTCTCCATTTCTTTAAATATGCTAGTGTATAATATAATATATTGAATTGTTTTTATTTCAATTTTATTTATTATATTAGAAACCAATTTAAAGCCAGGAAACCAAGGTTTCCCGAACCCTTCCTTTTTTAAATAAAATTTTTGATTATTTGGCTCCGCAACTCCAGTCCCTTTGGACCTTTTAAAAGGTGGAAAAGTAGTTTCTAGGTAACACAAAATAGGTTAGCAATAAAAAGAAATAAAACGCTATATATGAACCATATACATTTACCCCAATTCCATAAAATTCTAAAATCTTCATAATGCCATAAACTAACAACAAAAATAAACCAAATATTGTTACAAATGAATGCCAATTCATATACAATGTATTAAGAAATTAATATATCAAAGAAATATATAATTGTTATTTTCCTTTGTAATAATTCCGTGATAAGATAAGGGATAAAAATCTTCATATTTATACACCTTTATATCAGCGATGTTACTTATATAGTCAGTTTCCTTATAAAATACAGCATATCTAATTAATCCATATTTGTTATTGGTTTGTATTTTGTTATTGGTTTGTATTTGGTCTAAAATACATTTATTTACAGATGTATAAAAATGATATTCCTCATTTATCGGTGCTTGTCCAAACAGTAACTTAAATTGCGACTTTTCAACTTTATCTATCGTATAACATGGTTCTGGAGTATTATAATAAGTTGTGCGTGTTTTATCCTTATAAAGTAAACATAAATCATTATTTAATGCAAATGCGTCTATTGTTTGCGCACTAATACTTTTTGTATCACAAACAAATCTAGTAAACGTAATAATTTCAGATACAAGAACAAACCATATATTATCATCCGATGATACATGCAAATAATTAATATCAATCGATGTAATATTTACAATAGCTATACATTTATTTTCCTTATTTAAAAATCCGTCTAATACGACATTATGCTTTTCACAATTTAAATCTGGTTTAAAAATATGTAATAACTCATATATTTTATTAACAATGAGGTTGTCTATATTATCTGTAATTGTATTATGAATATCAATTGATGGTAATCCCAAAACATCAAAATAATTTTTTTCTAAAAGAATTTGTAAAAAAGGAGTGCTTGTTTCTGTTGTCACATTGTAACAAATAATCGGTATCGTTGTTGTTTCTTTACATGCCTTCGGATTTGCGTCTAAATTAGAAATATAATGATATTCCATAGAAATGTATATTATTATACTTGGTTTATGTTTAAATTGTTTTCATATTCAATAAGTAACTAGTTTATCAATGATTGTTTTCTTTGCTACATTGCTAATTATCTTTTCGTAATTAGATTTGCATTCTTCCTCAGAACCACCTGACATTGAGTTTGATACAATTTTGAGATACAAGTCGTTTTTACGTGAATCTGATTGATTGCAATCTGGATACAACTTTTGCCATTCACGAATATTACACATATTTTTATATGCGACTGCTTTAATTGCTCTTAATAAAAGCGTTTTCTCTTCGGCTTCTTTATTCCAAACATTATTCTCCTTGATATAAAGTATTTCGCGTTTGCCATCTGTGCAATGAACTGGTTTGTCATTTTTATTTACTTTGTCTAGCCGAGTTGTGACAATGCTTGATATACCTTTAACGTAGCCTTCTCTAGCGGTGTTTTCAAGCTCTTCTAAGGTTGGGACGATTGTATCGACAAATTCGCTTAAATTCATAGCATTTTTACAAGTCTCATTTAAATACATTTGTAAGTTAAATGTTTTATTATGCGAATTGATTGTGTTTGTTAGATTGTTATTATTTGTTGAATGAACATTATTAGTATTATTGGTATTGTTGTTAGTTGATGTGCACGGTATAGTTGTTGATTTTTCTTTAAGAAGGTCAAATATTGACTTTTGAAATTCTTGATTGGAATTAAATAGGGCTAATACAAATTCTTTATCGATTCCAGATGATGTAATAGGTGGTGGTATATCTTCATATTCTTGTTTACATTGTTTTTTATGCTTTAAAAGATACGAGATTGTCTTGAATGTTCCAGAACAATATTCGCATAAAAACGTGTTACCTATTTCCTGACATAATGTGATGCTTGTTTCATCAAGATTACTTTCAAAGTTACTTTTTGCTAAATGTAATTGTTTTAGAGATTTTTGATGTTTTATACTGAGTTCATGATTATCCATATTATATTTACGAGTTGTTTTATAATTACATATTTCACAAATAAAAGCATTTTTATTTTGATGATTACTTTTGCTTAAAAGTAATTCCTCCTCTTTTTTTTGATGTTTACTAGTAGAATAATGTTTATACATATTAGATAATTGTGATGCTGTATAGTCACATAATTCGCAATACAATTTTTCGTGATTACTTTTGCTAGATTCTATTTCAGAAGTAATCACCTTGTGTTTATTGCTCTCACAGTGTTTTGTATAGTCACTTTTATGTGATGTATTATAGTCACAATGTTCGCAGTGATATTTTTTACTACTTTTTTGCTTAAATTCCTTTCCGGACATTTCTATATATACCCAAAAGAGAAAAATGTCTAGTTTTTGACTTAAAATATTTATCGTAACAAATATTTTTTCTATACAATTTATTAACAGCATTATGCTAAGAACAGGATTTTGAACATTTTTTTTCGGGAATGAATTCCCCAAGTGAAAAATGGACATTTATAAATGTCCAAAATCCATTTCCCTTTTTACTTTTTGGAATTTTTTTGTTCGATTCTATAAAAAACTAACAAATATTTCAAATTACTTATTTTATTAGCATAAATGAAACAATATTATTTTTAGAAAACATTCAGTTAAAATATGATGTGGGGATTTTAGGAATTTTTAGGGATTTTTAGGGATTTTTAGGGATTTTATCATTAGTCTAAATTTTACTCATAACAAATTACAAAGATATTTATAGTATTTTTGTATTATAAATGATAACAAAAGTTATTACTTGTAAAAAAGGGATTTTTATTATTAGCCATCTGTTAGTCTATCCGGTTGCCCCCGGGCAACAACTTGAATTCCAAATTTATTTTATTGTCATAATATATAATGAATATTGTAGACGGAAAGTTGCAACCAAGGACCAAAGAGGAACTAATGGGATATATAACAGATTTAGAAAATACAGAGAGACAATCAGGTCAACTCATTGGTGACTGGGATGTCTCACTTATTACAGATATGTCTAGCTTATTTAGGGCAAAAAATCCAAATATTCCTAATGCTCCTAATGCTTTCAATTCAGACATTTCAAAATGGGATGTTAGAAATGTTACAAATATGAAAGAAATGTTTTATGGTTGTAATAAGTTTAATATGCCATTAAATGACTGGAATGTAGGCAAAGTAACTAACATGGAAAAAATGTTTTTTGGTTGCTACCGATTTGATCAATCATTAAATGACTGGAATGTAGGCAATGTTACAAATATGAAAGAAATGTTTGCTACGTGTGCTTCGTTTAACAAACCATTAGATAAGTGGGATGTTCAAAACGTAACCACTATGGAGGAGATGTTTCTTTACTGTGAAAATTTTAATCAGTCATTAGATAATTGGGATGTTCATAATGTTACCAATATGAATGAAATGTTTTATGGTTGTGAAAAACTCGATAAACCAGTTTATTGGTATAATATAAACAGAGCCTTGTTAGCTCAACGTCCATATAATATGTTTACTCCACCAGGTCGCGTATCTAAATTATATCCTCATTTTGATAAGGGAATTGGATTATTAACAAAAAATCCTTCAAAATATAAATTGGAAAGAAAACAAGCACCATTTGCTCAACGTAACAAATTTGAACGCCTTAAAGGAGAAGCCACTGTGAAAAATATAAGAAGACCTGATTTCAACCCAAATCCAATGGAATCCGTTATGCTTATGGGAGAGGGTGAAATTGCAAATACAATTGGTTCCTTTTTGGGACCAATGACAAAAAAAGCGAAAGGCGGTAAAAGAAAAACAAGGAGTTATAAAAAAAGAAAAACAATGAGTTCTAAGAAAAGAAAAACAAAGGCTTCTAAGAAAAGAAGATACTAAGTATACGTGTGTAAATAACATTATTACATTTGAAAATGGTATTTACTAATAACTAATAATATTTAATTCGGATGATTTACTTTACTTTTTACGTAGTTTTTCTTTAAGTAGGTTACAAATATATATTATAAAACAGCTTAAAGAGCCTTTAAACAGATTGTAAATATAATATATAATTATGGATTTGTTAGTTTAATTATATTCTTATTATAATATAATGACAATTAAGAACTTTACGATATTCGGGGAAAGATGTAGTGGAACCAACTTTTTAGAAAATGTAATCAAAGAAAATTTTGGTTTGGAAATAACATTTAAGTATGCATGGAAACACTTTTTTTGCAATAGTGATTTATCCAATTCAGATGAAACCTTATTTATTGGCATTGTTCGTAATCCAATTTATTGGTTAAATAGTTTATATAAGGACAAACACCATATTCCAGTAGAAAATTTGCAAAGCATCCAGCATTTTTTATTTAACAAAGCTTATTCTGTATGTGAAGCAACAAGTCCCAGACCAAGAGTGCTAAAAAATGACTTTAACTATGTAACAAATAAGCCATATAAAAACATATTTGAAATGAGACGATTTAAGAATCGTTTTTTAACTGATATAATGCCAACTAAGGTCAAAAATTATATTTTAATTAATTACGAAGCACTAACAAAACACTATGAATATACATTGAATAAGATTCAATCATCCTTTAACCTACCATTCAAAAACCCAAATGCAATTATAAAGGTGAATAAATATAAAAAGGAGACAAAACGCAAATTTGTGTCGCAAAAAAAGATTGAATTAGATACAAGTACATTAGTAACTATTTGGAAAAATTTAGATGTAGCACAAGAAAACTCATTAGGATATTATATCGGAGACGATAACCAACAATTTAAGTTACAAGAAAATATCAAATTTATAATAACTAATTAATAACTAATAAATCAATATAATAATTACTCGCTAATTAATTATTATATGAATAAGTATACGATTATCGAAGAAATAGCAAAAGGTTCATTTGGCCAAGTATACAAAGGGCAAAATAGATTAACAAAAGAGTATGTCGCTATTAAAAAATCATTATGCAATAATAACAATCTAAAGTTTGAAGCCAAGTTGTATCAATATATAAACCGATTTGTCGTGAAAGGGTTTCCTAAATTAAAGTGGTTTGAAAATAAAGGCGAATACAATTATTTGGTTACAGAATTGCTAGGACGACCATTGTCAAACTTGATTGGATTAATTAGTTTTGAAAATGCGCTAAATATCGGTGTTCAGTTGATTGAACGCATCCAAACACTCCATTCACTTGGTTTAATACATCGCGATGTTAAACCAGATAACTTCTTATTTGGTCTCAATAATAATAATTCTTTGTTGTATTTAATTGATTTAGGTATAGCTAAAAAGTATATAGATGATGACACAGGGTTACATATAACACCATATAAACTAAGAAATAATAATACAACGCATTCTATTATAGGCACACCTAAATATATGAGTGTTAATATACATGAACAATTGTCGGAACCAAGTAGACGCGATGATATAGAAAGTTGCTTGTATATTATTTTGGAACTGATTTGGGGTAAATTAATTTGGGACACAAATGATTTACAAAAAATGACACAGATAAAAAAACAATTTATTAAATTAGAATGGAAAGGTTCAGAAAATTCTAGTTTTTTGATAGATTTGTTAGTTTATACGCGTTCTTTAAGTTTCGAAGAAGAACCAAATTATAAATACATTATAGAAACACTTAGTCAAATAGATGTTTGTATTTGAATGCAGCGTTTCTTTAAGTTGGGTTGAAATATAATATAAAAAATAACTTAAATACATAATTTTCTACTAGTATAATGAATACTAAATTATATATGTTAAAATGTTTTGTATTAGGCACATCTCTTGGCACGGGTATAAATTTATTGGTATATGGAATTTGGTCATATAATAATAAAGAACAAAAACTTGTAAAAACATAATAGTATAAAGTTAGATGGGGTCGAGCAGGGGATTCCCCTGCTAAATGTCCTCAAACGACAATCTAACTGTCTTAAATAAATGTGTTTGTAATTGGATGTGAAGAGTAAAATGTATATCATATAAAGCACATACAGACAATATACTAATCAATACATTTATAGGACTTGTAAACTTACAATAGTATTTAGTAGAACTATGTGTTAAATTCAACAATTTATAAGGCTGTGGAACAACACCCATATTATACATTTTCTTCAAATCTTCTTCACGATAGATTTTACAACTAGGAATATGTTTTAGTACATCATTGATATTTCCAACACTATTTACCACAATTTCAAATATATTTTTCAAATAAGAGATGTCGCGATTAAATAAATTAAATGTTGCGCTATTTTCAAGTGTAAAAGAATTCACTTTGGCACCAATAAGCAAATTATTATACAAATATCTTTCCAATTTTGATGCGAATACCTTTTTATTAAAGATGTGACATTCGAACGAAGAATCCTCTTCAAGAAATAGAACAACTGATTTGTTAGTTAGTTTCATTATTTAAGGGTAAATGAGTATAGTATACGCAGTAATTTTAATAAAGGGTTTAGACGGTTTAATTGATAAAAGCTAAGGGGAATAAGGATAATTCAATTTTTTATATTAATTCGATATAAACAATTTAAAGACAATCTACTATTACATATATTAAATTAGAATGTCATCTAACAATGTTTCACTCGAAAAGTTCTTAGGAAGAGTCAAATGGTTTAATAACAAAGCCGGTTATGGATTTATTAGTATTACAGATGGCAGTAAATCTGGAACTGATGTGTTTGTTCATCATAGTTCAATTAGTGTCGACTCTGAACAATATAAGTATTTAGTTCAAGGCGAATATGTTGAGTTTGAATTAAAGGCAATGGAGAATTCCAGTCATGAATTTCAAGCTTCTGGTGTAAAGGGTATTAAGGGAGGCAAACTCATGTGTGAAACTAGACGTGATGTTAGAAATGCTAGACAGGAATATAAGGGATCCAATGGTCCTGTTACTAATGGTTCTTTAGAACCTGTAAAACCCATTTTAAAGCCCAAGTCTGTGAGACCTCCTCCTAACCAAAAGAAGGAAGAGGGATTTCAAAAGGTGCAAAAAAAGAGACAGCCCGCTGGTAAAAAGCCTGCTCTAACAAAGGAAGCTAAGTAATTCAAAATAATATTGTAAATTAAATCTTTATAAATAACAATAAATATTTAATTATAATAAATTCATTTCAAAAAGATTTAAATATTCACTACTAATAATAGTAATGACTGAATCCATCAATAATACCAATACCATTAATACCAATACCATTAATACCAATGCCATTCTCGATGAATTAAACATTGATACAATGCTTGATGAATTTAGCATCATTCAAAATAGTCTTAGTTTATTTAAAATGAACATTACCACTATCCAGTCACAATTAAAAAATTTGGAAAAACGTGTAAAAAAGGAAATGCGAACAATCGAAAAAAAACAACAAAAACTAAAATCAGTTCAAAAGAAAATGCCATCTGGATTCGCCAAACCTACAAATGTTACAAAAGAGTTATGTGATTTTATGAATTGCCCCGAGGGGTCAAAAATAGCCAGAACCGAAGTAACCAAAGCGTTAGTCGAATACATTAAAAGTCACAATTTACTTAAAAACTCAGAAACGAGTAAAAACGTGATTGTACCTGATGAAAAATTAAAGAAACTTCTTGGATTGCCTGAGGTGCCTCTATTAGAAGAAGACTTGACATATTTCAATATCCAAAAATATATGAATAAACACTTTTCGGATTACAAAAAACAGCAAACTATTTCTTTGTAAAATAGTTAAGTTAAAACTAATAATATATTATATATTACAATTTATAAAATAATATATAATGTCTAAAACATTTTTCTTACAAAAGGCGAATGAAATACTTAATATTAGGGAGTCCGATAATCGAAAGTTAGTATTTGTCTATACCCAACCCAAGGTTGGTTCTACTTCAATTGTTAGTAGTCTACGTCTGTACGCAATCGATAAAATCCACGTGATTCATGTTCACGATGAAACTATGTTAAAAATGCTAGGCAATATAGAATTTGTTAGTATACAAGACATTATTAATTATAATAAGATATATTTAAAAAAGGATGTATATGTAATTAATGTATATCGTAGCCCAATTGAGCGTAAAATATCCGCATTTTTTGAGAAAATTGGCACATTTCATTTCAATAATACAGATGCGAATATAGATACAAATCCAAATTATACATTGAATCGTATTATTACTCGTTTTAATAATGTTTTTACGCATATCGCGAATGGAGACCATTATCTAGACTTATTTCTTGAAAACATTTCAAACAATGATTCCTTCTGTTTTGACTTTGAAAATAAATACATATTACAGACAGGAACCAATGGTGTAAAATATCTCACATTGCGTTTAAAAGATGCGTCAACTAGTTGGAATCATATTTTGTCAACTATTTTTGAAACCCACATTAAGGTAATACCAGATTATGAAAGCAAAAATAAAAAATTCGCAAATTTATATAATCGATTTAAACTTGAATATCAACTTCCGACAAATTATTTGCAATATATTCAGAAAAATGATAAATACTTTTCGTTTTATTATAGCCCAAATGAAAGAGAAGAATATATTCAAATGTGGACTAAAAATCATAATAACAATAATAATAGTAATACAATTTGGGTTGGTTATACAGAAGACCAATACAAATTCTATCAGCAAATATCAACAGAAAATGCGGTTCTTGATGTAGTTCGAGGAGATCATTACTTAGACGAGGGTTGTTTATGTAACAAGTGTGGACACAAGAGAAAGCATGCTATAAAAATGTTAGAAACAAATATGAATGCGCGTGTTCGAATTAAACATGAAATGCCAGAAAATAATTCGAAATCTCGTATCCCATTAAATAATATTGTGAAACGAATGCCAAAAAAAGTGATGAAATTATTATAGAAACGAAATGAGACATTGTGAATACCATTTATAAGAGTAAATCAAAGTTAACAAATTTTACCTTTTTCTTTACCGCATATGGAAACAAGTTAATTACAACGCATTTTGTATTTATATTTTTGATATTTATATTTGTTAGTTCATTTACCATTTTTACAAGTTGTTTTTGTAAGTCAAATTGTAAAGAATTACTAACTTCTTGAATTGAACCGTGTCTTTCTATAAGTTCATACAATGTAATATCACAATATTCATGTGCAACATTGATTTCAATAGGGCAACTATCCATATTACAAATATTTTCATTGATATTTTCATTTACTAAAAAATACGAAAACAAATGTGGAAAATTTATCATTATTTTATAGACTTTATAACTAACAAATTGTTTATAATATGTGTAAACCATAAAAAATAATGTAGACCTTGTCTTTAAGTTACTTTCAAATATATTTTATTTTGACACTAATTCTTCTACCTTATTCATTTTACGTGTAATATCTTCTTTAATAACTTGTTCCCTATTATCAAGCAAATGTTTTGCCACATCTTTTGCAACTTCGGGCTTATCCGCATAAAATTTCTCTAATTGTGTCAACAAATATTTACCTGTAATAGGCTTCTTAGTTTTTCTTTGCTTATATACTAAGGAACCATTATTAATTGCGACTCCATCTAGCGCATGATGCTTCATATGATTTACAATCTTTTCTGTCACTTTTTTGCGTTTATCATTTCTTAGCTTTACTTCGGATTTTAATTTTGTTAGTTCATTGTCTATTTTAATCCATTCTTTCACTACTTGAATTAGGTCGTCTCTACTTAATGCTCCTACATTCGTATTGGTATTAGTGTTAGTATTTAATGATGCATCTATGATTGTTTCCATTTACAAATAAATATATAATATATATTTGTAAATTATCTTCAAATTATTTACAAATATAATAAATATATATAATCTAATAAACTATAATATGGATTTCTTAACTATTTACTATTATACTAGTTTACCTATACTTTCATGCAATTTGTTATTTTATTCAATAGCAAACCTATCTACATCTATCACATCTTCTCAAAATGTAATTAAATTCGTTTCTGACCATACATATTGCGATAATATTATATTTCAAAATAACATTAATAAACACGATTTGCTTACACGCCTAAAAATCATTCAATCACTTATATACGACATTGTAAAAAAATATTGCAACGATAATGAAACAAAATTTAATAAGATTATTGATGAAATAAGAAATCCTGATCCTATTTTTTCATCTACATTTATTGAATTTGAAGATTATTTGTTAGTTGATCCAATTTCTAAAAAGGATATTTTAGAAACTTTACAGGTAATTGATGAACCAGTGAAACTTTCTATTATGGCTACCGCATCAATTGTATTTCAAATATCAGAATTATTTGAAAAAGTAAAGATAAAAGTAAACGCATATGATAGGTCATTTAAAAAACATTTTTCATCAATTCATTTGAAAACAGAGATTTCTGAATTAGACAATCTAACAAAATTATTAGATATGCGGTTATCAATGTTAGTTGATTTGCTTAAAATATATATGCCAATAAAGTCGCAAATGTAGATCCAAATGTTACACTGGTGCAACACGATTAAAAGGAAAGGTTCTTATGAGTGGCGTTTACAAAATGTCAAAGAAGTAGCACATTTGCTTCCACATTGTTGCCCTTTTCTTGCACCACTTTTTAATACAGCAACACATAAACTAGTATTTATTTGTTTTGTTAGTTTTAAATCATCTTTCTTTTTTTTCTCTTCCTCTTTCTTTTGTTTAACTAACAATTTATGCATTGAATTATAATGAATATAACAATAGTTTTTATCTGTGCCTTCCAAATCAGTTACATACACATTTTTACAAGTATCTGCAAAATCACACTTTTTACAAATTTTATATATTTTATTTTTTCGGTTTATACTAATCACATTAATTTGTAATGACGGCAAATAAGTGTTTTTATCAAATGTATTTACACCCATTACTTTTGAATATCCAGAATGTTTATTATTATAAGGCAATAACTCTTTTTGAACAGAACGACAATAAGGGCATTTAATAAATGTATGTGAACTGTCTAGTTTATTTCGCTCTTCTTGTGTTAGTTGTCCATAGTAATAGGATTTAAATACATACTTTTGATTCACAATTTCTTTATATACTTGTTCATAATTAAATTTATGTCCACATTGCATTGTAACGCAAGTAGTTAAGTCTAATGGTTCACCAGATATTAAACAATTTGTATTATTTGTATAGGTATTATTTATATTTGTATTTTTTATATTTGTATTTATTTCTTCTTCATCTGAACTAGCATTTAATTCATCATAGAAGTTTAGACCTCCTTCTATAACATATTTATATATATTCGTATCCATTGTATAAATATAATATTACAGAAAATCTTTATATTTATTTTATATAGATATTTTACAATGTCGCCAAGTGATTGGGGTCCACCCACATGGATATTTATACATACTCTTGCTCAGAAACTTAGAGAGGACCAATTTAGTGCTATTGGCATCCCACTTATTCTTCAAATAAAGACAATTTGTTATCACTTACCTTGTCCAGATTGTACCACTCACGCAAAAGACTTTTGGTCAAAAGTTCAAATAGGCAATATCAAGACGAAACAAGATTTAGTTAATTTATTATTTATGTTTCATAATATGGTAAATAGTAGAAAAAGACAACCTTTATTTAAGAAGGAGAACCTTATTAGCACGTATAGCCGTAAAAGTTTAATTGAGACTTTTAACAATTTTGTTAGAAATTTCAATACAAAGGGAAATATGAATTTAATCAATGAATCATTTCATAGAAATATATTTTTGAAAAACTTTAAGAAGTGGATGATGGAAAATATGAAGTATTTTACTCTATAATAATGACTTTCAATAGATTTTTGTTAGTTCATCGAAGATCCAACTAATTCACCATTTTTATAAACAGAGCATCGAAAATGTTGTTTTGATGCCATCGAACACACCTCTTTATTCGAGTTCAATTCATTAATATACAACAAAGAACGCAAACTTGTTCCAAACATAAGAGGACCAGCAATCAATGCGCCTAATCCGCATCCTGATATAATGTCTCCAAATACACTTACCGAAAAGAGTGATGGAATACAAGCAAGTGTCTTTTTAATAAATAAATCAAATAGGATATAAGCAATGAAAAAAGCCATTACAATGTAATTCATTGAATCGCTATGGCTTTGACTTGAAACCATAATCATAGGCATAATAAGATAAAACATTGTGAAACATAATATATATGTACTATAGGTAATATCTTGAGGAATAAAAATGTGTGTTAGTCCAGTAAGACACACTTCAGGAATTACTGGTAATGGAGTTCCTTTTTGCGACATTTGAATTAACTTCATAATAATAACTCTTAAAAAGGTAATAACAAAAATCCAAAGTAAGTAGACACCAGCTTTTTCCAAACTTGAACTAAATATAGAAAATATAAGTATACTAACAGTGACGATTAAAGGCGCATAAAAAGAAAGCGAATAAATTAAATTTGTTAAACTATGTATTCCCCCTAATTGACTTGAATTTGTCTCAGACATTTTATTATTATATATATTTGCAATATTATAAAATATATATAGTTAACAAACAATAATTACATTTATATTCTAAAATAGAATTGCAAACACTTCTTCAATCGTATTTACCATTGTAAAGGAAATTCCCTCTATAATTTTATCATCCTTGTATTTTTTCATAAATGCGTCATAATCCTTTTTGTTTTCATAAGGAAAAAGGAATTCAGTTACACCCGCTTTAATCCCACCCAAAAATTTCAAATCGAGACCACCAATTTCGGTCACATTGCCATCCAATGTGATTTCACCTGTAATCGCAACATTGTGACGAATTGGCTTATTATTTAATAAACTCCATAACGTTGTCGTAATCGCTGTACCCGCACTTGGACCATCCTTAGGAGTTGAACCTTCAGGACAATGTATATGAACTCCATTTATTCCATTTGCTCCATTCCTATTATTATCTTGTAAAAGTTTTTCTTTTATCGACTCAGGGGTCAAGTTCCACGCCAATGTCAAAGCAACTTTCATTGATTCTTTCATAACATCGCCCTGCATTCCAGTCAAATCTAAATGCAAAAACTTCTCACTTGGACACCACTTGGATTGAATTGGAATAACTCCTCCCTTTCCTTGGCTATTCGCCCATAATCCATTAATCATTCCAACCTTTTCATCTTGATGTATTTTTTTACTGCGAACGTGGTGTTTATCCTTGAAATATATGTTAGTTATATCATCGATACTAATATGAATAGGAATAGTATAATCCACATTGAAGTTCTTCAATATATCTAAATTAATTTCACCTACAATTTCAAATAAAATCTCTTTCAACTTTCTAACACCTGCTTCATATGTGAATTCATCAATAATAAATTCCAACACATCCTCAGGAATATGAATCACATTTTGCAATCCCATTTTTGAATATATTTCAGGCAATAAATGCTTATTTGCGATAACTACCTTTTCTTCAAGTGTTAGATTGTTAAATTTAATGCGGTGTACACGATCCAACATGACGCGATCAATTAACTCGACATCATTATAAGATAACACAAATAAAGCCTTTGATAAATCTAAGTCTATCCCAGAAAAATACTTATCTTGATAACGGTCATTTTGAGCTGGATCTAACAAATGAGTTAAAATGCCAATAATTTCTTTTCCGTGTTCTGTTTTGGAAATCTTATCTACTTCGTCGACAAAAATAATCGGATTCATGCATTTTTTATCCATAAGTATTTGAACAATTGATCCCCAAGAGGATCCTACAAAAGTATAATTATGACCATGTAATGTGGCGCCAATTGCGTCACCTGCGACCTGGATCATAGCAAAGGGTCTACTATCACCATTCTCATCAGTTAGACAATTGGCTAAGCCTTTAATGGCTAATGAAGTTTTTCCTATTCCAGGTGGTCCCTCAAATCCAAAGCAATATCCATCTTGTTTACCATTAATCCATTGTCCAACAATACGTTCAATCTGTGTTTTCGCATTTTTATGGCCGTATACGGCGTTGTCTAAGGCTTGTCTCACATCGATCATGGATGTATTAATATTGGAATATGTATGTTCAATGTCTTTTAATACATTTGTTAGTTCGTCTGTTTTTCCATTTTCTAATCCAAACACATATTTCAATATATCGTAATTTGTTTTATATTGTTCAACAAAAGTCTTGATATGTTCAACAAGGACTGGTTTTGTTTTGTTGTTTGGCTTTAAACTAACAAATTCTAAATGATATATATTGATACATTCATTAATTTTATAAATAAGTGTAACCAATTTGCTTTTGTCTGATTGACTAATGTCTTCAAAAATACTATCAACAAATGATACGTGTGTGTTAGTTATGCTATTTTTGGCTAAGCGAATATTATGAAGTATTTCCAAACTGGTAATATTATCTTTATGCATAATAGTGTTTGACCCATATAGTTTGACGAAATTATTGTATTTTATACGTATTTCATCCATTAGATTTAAAATGGGTTCCTTTTTATAAACACCAAATGGGATTTTGAGTAACCCTTCAAGATATTGTCTCGCTTTTGAACCGGTATCTTCCGATTTTGCCTTGACTTCTTTTAGCTTCTGCATTGCCTTTTCTTTGACATTATCAGTTGTTTTCAATAGGCATATTTGTTGCTCAAGCGGTATCTTTTGAAAGTCAAAATTCATAATATTTTTGGTATATTGATTTGTTTTATTGATAGCTTCTGTAAAATATTGTTTCATTTCCCAAGGAAAACTATCGAACAATTGCATCTGTTCTTGTGTATCAATTGAACCGGTATTATCATTTGTTAGTAAATCATAGAGTAAATAGGCTAAATATAAATTATCTTGTTCATCAGACTTAAGAAGCAATTTCATAATGATTTGTCTTTTCGAGAATAAGTCAGACTTTACAAACTCTTTTACAAGTTGATCGAGTGTTTTTAACTTCAAACTCTTTAAGCAACTAACAAATCCGGCATAACGAGAATATAACTCGTGTGGTTCATATATTAAATATTCTTTTAAACACAATGAGTTTACATATCGTGTAAAAGCGCTATTTTGAAATTCCAAGGAAACCGGGACGTTTTCTAAAATTGACTTTGTTTTGATTTGTATAAATTTATTATTTAATAACTTAATAGAAATATCATCCACAATTCCTGTTATGACTAAACTCTTTTTTTGTTGTGTATTATGAATGATTATATCGAAACCGTGTACTTTTAAATAAAAATTGTTTGTTTTTATATCTACATCACAGCAATCTAAATTTTTTGATTTCTCATTTAATCGACATTTAAATACTTTTTTGTCTTTGTCTTTTTCCTTTCCTTTACCTTTATTAGTAGTATTAGATCCATTTACAGTAGTTTCGTCGCCCATTTGATTTAATACTTTGTAACATGTTGGATGGAAATATTTTTTTAGTATATCAAACTTATATTTATCCATATCAGACACAATATAGTTATTAATTGAGTTGTTACCGGAGCATATCCATAAAAAATCTTCAAAACTATGTGTTCCATAATTTTTAAATAGTCCTGATAATTCGTTATTTATTTTTTGAAGAATATTTACTATATTATCAATATCTAAATCCTTTTGCGTCTCAATTAAATTCATAATAGAGATTAATTGTTCGTTTAATGTATCAAGAACATGAATACAATCATTTATTTGTACAATTCCAACGATATCTAATGGCTTATTGTGCTGTATATGTAGTAATGTTTTTTGGATAACATCATGAAAAAAGGCAACTTTTTTTTCAATTAGATTTATCTTGTTGGTTGTAACTTCCTTTTTTAAAGACATTCTTTTATAAAATATATGTATAAAATTTGTTTGAAAATTACTAAACTTGGAAAACTAAAACTCAACTATACATAAGGGTTTCTAAATATTAGTTTAGTATTATAATTTTCACAAATATAATAAATCGAAATGTATTAAACATAGCAATACATAATAGTTAGAACCTAATGGGAATTCCAAGTTATTTTTCGTATATAGTCAAGAACTATCCCAAAATTATAAAACGTTTCGATAATAAGAATGTAAGCCAAAGCCAATCATTATCTATTGACAACTTATATCTAGATTCAAATTCGATTATTTATGACGCATATTATAAAATGAATCAAGAAACACTTACCGAAGCAGTATCACAACACATCATTAATAAGGTCATTGAGAAAATTGAAGAGTATATTGATGTTATTCAACCATCAAAAACAGTTATTATTGCTTTTGATGGTGTAGCCCCTGTTGCTAAATTAGAGCAACAACGCAATCGTCGTTATAAATCGTGGTATCAAAATGAAATTAATAAGAGCATTTTTGGTAATAAGAAACCTGATGTATGGAATACTGCGTCGATTACTCCTGGGACAAAGTTTATGGACGATTTAAATAAAAAGGTTGCGTTGCATTTTACTAAAGCTAATACCAATACCAATACCAATACCAATACCAATACCAATACCAATACCAATACCAATACCAATCCAATTCAAATTATTGTTAGCGGTAGCAATGAATGTGGTGAAGGAGAGCATAAAATTTACGATTATATTAGAAATCATAAAGAAAAGCACAGTACAGAAACAACTATTATTTATGGTTTAGATGCCGACTTAATCATGCTTTCAATCAACCACTTACCAGTATGTCCTAACCTCTATTTATTTAGAGAAACACCACATTTTATTCAGTCAATTGATAATTCATTGGATCCAAATGCGTTTTATTTAATCGATATTCCTATGTTTTCTTCCTCCATTGTATCATATATGAATTCACAAGATAATAAAAATAATACCAACAATAACAATAACAACAATAATACAATCCAAATAAATAATATTAATAATAAGTTATACGATTATATTTTTATGTGCTTTATGTTAGGAAATGATTTTATGCCTCATTTTCCAGCTATTAATATTCGTACAGGCGGAATTGATAAATTACTGAATGCGTATAAAGAAACAATTAAAATGGATCAAAGCATTTTAACCGAAAATGGTACCAAAATTAATTGGAATTTATTTGCCAAGTTTATTCGTGTATTAGCAAATCTAGAAGAAGACTATATTATTGTAGAACATAAAAAACGCAGTGCCACTGAGCGAAGAGGATTGGCTGAGACAAGCCCTGAAGAAAAATTCGCAAAATTTGAAAATCTTCCATTATATGACAGAGATTTGGAATCATATATTAATCCTTTTAAACCATATTGGCAAACACGTTATTATAAGGCTCTTTTTAATATTCACAATGAAAATGCAAAAGACCAAATCAAATATATTTGTATTAATTACTTACAAGGTCTTGAATGGACTATGAAATACTACACAACAGGGTGTCCAGATTGGCGTTGGAAATATAACTATAATTATCCACCCTTATTATCTGACCTGATTAAATATGTCCCCGTATTTGACACGGAATTTGTAACTAATAAGGCTCCAAGTCCCGTTTCCGAGTTAGTTCAATTGTGCTATGTTTTACCTAGGTCGAGTCTTAATTTGTTACCAGAGAATTTATATTACGCATTAATACAACAGCATAATTCGTGGTATAAATCAGATTGTGATTTTATTTGGGCATATTGTAAGTATTTTTGGGAATCCCATGTGGATCTATCGGAAATCGACATTCAAGAATTACAAAAAGTAGTTGGTCGATTTCAGGGGATAAAAAAGTAATAATCCTGAAATTTAAAATTTAACGTTTTTATCATTTGTATATTTTATTATCATATATCGTAATAAAATATTCTATAATTTATTGGTGGAACTTTCAGTAACAAATATTTTCTAAAAGTCAAAAAGGGAAATCGATTTTAGACATTTTTAAAAATGTCCATTTTGGAAAACCTGGAATACTTTCCCATCGAAAAAGTACGTTTTTCTATTTGTCAGCATAATGGTCTTAATTCTGTGTCCACATAAAAAAACTGTTACCATAAAATTTTGGTCGCATTTTTTAGACATTTTTAGTCTTTCCGTACTTTAGAGGACAAAATGGATGACAAAAACGACCAAAAAAACGACTACCGGTTCTTCTGTAAAATTTGTGACTATAAAACGTGTGATACTGCCAATTTTAAAAGACATTCTTCAACCCTAAAACACATAAGGATGACGCAAGAGTTACAAATGGATGACGCATACGACTATAAACTATGTGGACACCATAAAAGCAGTGAGTTAGCCGAGGATACACAAAAATGTGAAATATTCAGTCTATTTGAAAATAACTATAATTACATAACTAATAAATATAAGTGCTATTGTGGTAAGGAGTATAAGTATAGACAAGGACTATGGAAACATCAGTCACAATGTATAGTTAGTAAAGAAGATGAAAAATATAATAAAGAGTTGGATGAGTTTAAAGACGATGTTGTTAACAAAATTTATCAAGAAATTATTAAACAGAAAGACGAAATAATTAATACCCAACATAACATGCTTAATAAACAGAATGATATGTTAAATACTCAAAACGATATGTTAAAGGAAAAAACGGAAATAATTAATGAGCATAAACAGGTGCTCGATTTAACAAAACAAATGGTACAACATTCAAATATGAATTCGTATAATACAAATAACTCATATAATACAAATATAAATAATATAAGTAACAACTTTAATCTTAATTGTTTTTTAAATGTGCAGTGCAAAGACGCATTAAATATTTCTGAATTTATTGATACATTAGAAGTTACAATACAGGATTTAGAAGAAACCGGAAGAGCGGGTTATGTAGAAGGAGTATCAAAAGTATTTAACAGAGGATTGGATGATTTGGATGAGAGTAAACGCCCGATTCATTGTAGCGATTTAAAACGAGAAATATTATATGTAAAAGACAAAAATGTTTGGGAAAAGGAAGATGATAATAGAGAAAAATTAAAACAAATCATTCGAAGCATTACGAATAAAAATATTAAACAAATATTTGAATGGCAACGATTACATCCTGATTATAATGATTCCACTACAAAAACAAATGATAGATATTTGAATATTTTATATAATTCTGTAAGTGGATCTACTGACGAAGAAACACAAAAAAACTATGAAAAAATTATCTCCAAAGTAGCTAAGAAAACAACGATTCAAAAATAAAATAAAAATATTATAATAAGCATCTTCGAATCAAATATTTAATTATCCACAATATAGCAAATATAGAAAATAACCCATTTTTTGAAAATACAAGTTCGTTCATGGCAATAGAAAAGGGCGTTATCAAAATATGTGTCGCTTTTTTTGTAGTTGATGCAACAAACGTTTCAATATAATGTAAATATAAATTTAAATAACTATATTGATAGTTTCCATCTGATTCAATCAGCGTAATATTATAATCAAGTTCTTGTAAAATATATTTTTCTTTTGTTAGTTCAAGCATTTTTCTCTTTTGTTTTTCTTGGATAGGAAAAAACTTTTGTAAGTCAACTAACATTCTATCTAATTGGTTTACTACATCATCCAAATAAATACGTATATATTCTTTATATAAAATGTCTGATTTAATCGTATTATTCATCGACTTGGTAAAAGAGTAGTGAACAAGTATATATAATTGTTCAACAATATTATGTAACATAGTTAATCGTTCATGAATACTTGTAATCATATTGCTATTACTATTTGCGTTATTTTTCAATAATTGTATATTTTGGTCAACCCATTGTAGCATTAAATAATAGTCTAACTTGTCTCCAATAAGAATCAGTTGAATTCCACTATCATTATCAGGCATTGTTCGGTCTTCAATATGAAGATGAAACGTATTTAAACAATATATATTAGATAGCATATATGCATCATTATTGAATTGTATTAATTCATAGTTATTTTGATTTGTATGTTGATTATTTATAAAGTAACTAACAAAAGTGTCCATAGTAAAATATAATGTTTCCGCAATATTTACATATGTAGGGATAAGTAGAGATTTTGTTCCTGACATAATAATGCTATTCATAGATTGTTTTTCTTTTATTATCGTTTGTTCTTGTAATTTATATTGGGTTTGGTGTTGAATATCATACAAGTCTTTCATTAAATTTAAACAATTGAATTCATATTGTTTTGTAATATGTGCTATTTTATAATTAAACTTTTCAATCATATTTGAAATAGAAATGGAAAATGTGTAATTTGGAAAATAGGTGCCCCAGTCATTCGTTAAAATAACAAATAAATAGACTCCAATCAAAGTAAGTAATTTGCTATTCATAATTTTTGTAGTTATACATTTATATATAAAGCATCTATTTATATACTTATTCGAAAGTATATAAATCAATTTTGTTAGTTTAGTGCGATTTTATAAATAGAAAATATTCTAACTATTTATAAAATGTCCGAAAAACCGATCGTTAGTTACTTTCAATCAAGACACCACTTTTTGAAACTCCTAGAAAAAAACCCCGGTTTAGTGATAATCAAATTAGGTGCCAGTTGGTGCCGACCTTGCAAAACCATTAAACCAATTGTTGATGCGTTTTTTGTATCTTCACCGGATAATGTGATTTGTTGTGATGTCGATGTTGATGAATCAGATGATTTATATACTTATTTTAAAAGCAAAAGAATGGTGAATGGAATTCCAGTAATTTTATGTTACAAAAAAGGAAATACAAGTTATATACCAGATGATTCCATTACGGGGTCCGACCCTGTTGAGTTAGATAAGTTTTTTAAACGTTGTGGATTACATTTGGCGTCTGTAAATAGAGGGGTATACCCTCGTTCACCCTCAATCTAATACAAATTTATATAAGTGTATACGATACACAACAGCATAATACAACACAATCATCAACATATTCATTACTAGTATTTTGACATATTTCAACAAGACAGTGACTACAAATATTATCACATTGCAATTCTAAGCAGGTTGAACAGCAGTCTAAATATCTAAACCAAGTATTTGCTCCATATTCTCGAATTGTTCCAAGCGAACTATGATGGAAACACCATACATCGCATTTTTCACAACAATTCATTACTTTAGAGTCCTGATGTGGTAAGAGTGTATACGGGGATACACTATTGGTATTCATTTTTATAAATTCGTGTATATATACTTAATGTCTTTAAGTTCAAAATAAATATAATAAAAATTTCAATTTAAAAAGACGTGGAAATTGCTAGATAAAAATTGTTACTAATTTAATGCATTTAAAACGACTTAAAAAAGATGTATAAAGAGTGTATATATGAATAATTTAGAAAATATCGAAAATGTTCCCGAAAATAAATGTTTAGAAATAAATACTGCAAATAGTAGCCAGATATTAGAAAAAGATACAACAACTAGTGATTCTAGTACAAATAAAAATCGTGTACCCACGTATACACCGACGAAAAATGATATGGCTCTTATGGCAAAATATATTAAACATATTCGAGGCAAAAAAATGGGGAGTGATCGTCCTTCAACTATAATAGAAGTTACTGATAATACAAAACTATGTGTAAAAAAACTTTTGGCTGGAGGAAAAGGTCAAAGCAATAAAATAAATCCATCAAAACAACTTTTTACTTCAAATAGCGATAGATCAAAAATACAAGCTCCTAATAATGACAACAAAGACTTTTTACAACAAATTTCAACCAAATACAATGAAAATTTTCAAAATTGTGAAGACCCTCCAAAATATAATATACCTGATATAAAATATTTTGAACCACTTTCACTACCTCCTGTTATACTAAAACCGGCTATTAGTATGCCAGAAATATTAACAAATGTATTGCAACAAGTTTTATCCACTGATAACTCCAACACTATATCAATTGAACTTTTACAAAGTATGATTCGTCAAGATTATGAAACCAGGTGTGTATTTACTAACAAAATCCAACTGGCTTTACTTAACTTTGACGATGATACGTTTATGCCTATTATTAAGATTGATAATGAAGGTATTATGAATACTATTTTAGGTTGGTTTAATGAGTGCGAAATTATGGTAGATGTGGAAGACATTTCAATTAGCATTCCTGAAAACATTATGGAATACCAAATGTGTATGTTTTTATATAAGCATATTGATTTAAAAAGAAAAGACATGTTTCTTCGCGAATATTTACCATTGGCAATTAATAGTATTCTTTCTGAAGGTTCAATAAATAACTTGCAAAAGAAAATATTTAATACAAGTGAATCAGAAACTAATACTAATATAAAACCACTAGTAGGAGGATATCATACTGGGTCTAATGCTTCTGATAATATTGCGCGTATGAAAGATATTATGAGTATGAAAGAGTTGTTACCATTTTATTTAAAAGAAAATACGAATACGAATATAAATATAAAAGAGATTCCTGATGTGGAGAATATGGATGTAACTATAGATCCTGAACCTAGCCCATTAGTTGTATATGGAATTACGATTCCTAGAGAATTAGAGTATGTAGGAGATTTATATTATAAATTACATGATGGTAAAGTAAAAAGGCTAAATGAAAAAGAAGAACGTCATCCAGATTTACCAAATATAAGTGATACAATGTTTAGATATAGTTCATATCATGATGAAACTATTCCATCGAACGAAGTTGATTATTACGATATGTCAGGAAACGAATTGCAAGTATCTAATATTGGGTTATATGATTTAGGATATTATATTCCTAATACTAGTTTTGCGAATTCCTTATATATTTATGAACCAGTAGAACCAAATAAAGATAAATATGGAAAGACACTAATACAAGTATTATTTAACCCTCACTTTTTACGCACTATTTGTATTATTAATGCTAGTGAAATTGTATTGGATATAATTGTTAAATATGCGAAATTTGGGTTTATTAAATTATTTGCACATGAAACATCAAATGATAAAGTAGTTGATATATTTAAAAGACAAATACATAATAAATTGTTTGACAATGTAGATGAAATTAGCAATGCGTTGGTTGTTATGGCATCTTATGTTTCTATAACTAACAAAAATGATTCAAACAACGATAAAATAGATTTGGAAGAAAAAAGTATTAAGACATTTATCGACAGCCATTATACTATTACTACAAATGTGGATCATAGGTTAAAAGCATCCGAAATCCAAGATATTATTTTAAGAGCAAAAGAATGCAAAATTGATAATGAAAAGATTTCAGGATTTAAAAATAGATTGTCTAAATATTTGAAAGAGATTGGTTTAGAAAAGAAAAGATATAATGATGGTTATTATTATTATGGTCTTTTTCCAAAATCAAATATAAGTATACAATCACGTTTTGATAAATATATAGGTTCGGATGAACTTGTTTCTGATAAATCATATATGTTAAAAGATATGAATAGTGCAAGCATTCAAGGATTTTCTTTTTCCAAATTTTAATAAAATATTTTATTTTTGTAAATATTCGTTATTTACTATATATTAAATTGGCTATATATAGTAAATATATGATTAGGTCATCATCATGTCCAAAAGCAGGAATTCATATTCGTGAATCAGATATAAAACCAATAAAACCAATACATTCAAATAAACCAAATACTTACAATCCAAATTATATTCCTGAACCTAAACCAAGAACTTTTTTAAGTCCTCAATCACAATTAAGTAAACCTGTTAGTTTTCATAATACAACTCTTGATAAACTTGATTTAGATTTAAATAACTACTCATTAAATGATTTATATACATTATTCAATATAGAAGATAATGATTTAACAGTAGATACACTAAAACAAGCAAAGCAAGTTGTTTTAAAAATGCATCCAGATAAGTCTCGTTTGGAACCTAAATTCTTTTTGTTTTTTTCAAGTGCATATAAAAAGTTGAAAGAGGTATATGATTTTCAAAATAAATCCTATACTAACAAAAAATATGTTGATGAAGACTTTTTTGAAGAAGGCAATAAAGAGCTTTTAAATAATATGTTTCAAAAACCTGAATTTAAAGATACAAACGGTAAAGGGTTTAATAAATGGTTTAATGATGCATTTGAAAAGTCACGGTTAGAAGATCCAAATGCTCACGGATACCAAGATTGGCTTAAATCAGATGATGGATTTATGTCAGTGGACGAAAATGTGACCCAGTCCAATATGAATGAAATATTTGAACGCCAAAAAAAGCAGTTACAAGACGTGATTGTGTATAAAGGAATTACCGATTCTGTGTCATCGTCTTCAATTGGAGGCTCTTTATTTGGAGATACAACCAATTATTCTAGTGGTACATATACAGATTTACGCCAAGCCTATACCGAAACACTTATTCCAGTTACTGAAGAAGATTATAATAAAATGCATAAATTTGCGTCATTAAATGAGTATAAAAGCCACAGAGATAGGGTAGATGTTACTCCTTTATCAGAATCAGACGCAACAAAAATGCTATATGACAAAAAAAAAGGGGATGACCACCAGTCAGCATCGTTGGCTTACAAATATGCATTAGAGTCAGAACAAGTAAAAAAGAAACAAAACGGGTTTTGGTCTGACTTGAAGAAGTTGACGAATTTTTAAAATTGAATAACATTTTATATTATTAAAATTTATATAATATATAATGGACTCAAAACAATTTTATAAGTACTTGGCAGATAAAATATTTGAAATCTCCAAAGAAGACTATTATGGAATAAAATGTGAAACACATTGTCAACGAATAAATAATTTATTAGATGAACTAACAAATTATACAAATAATCAATCTGTTTCTACTATAGATAATAGAATTTTAAATCAATTGAAAATTAGCATAATCGAATTTATAGATATTCGAAATTATGAAATCAACCCGAAAAACAAAAAATAAAATATAAAATTATATATATGTTAGTACTTAATTATATAGCAATCGTTATTATTATAATTGTATTAGGTATATTATATCAAAAATATCTTGAAAAGAGTTCACAAACAAGTGAATTTGATGACTACAATGAAATTAAAAAGTATTTATTAACAGAATCTAGTTTAGCAAAAAGTAAAAAACCGATTTTATGGATACATATACCATATGAATACAATTCAAGAGATTGGCTAAGTTTTGGTTCTCGCTCTTCTTTTGAATTAAATCAACCTTATTTATACTTAACTGCAAAGAGTATCATTAAAACTTGCGACGAATCATTTACTATTTGCTTCATTGATGACAAAAGTTTTGCCAAATTAATACCTAATTGGAAAATTAATATGGGACAACTTGCCGACCCAACCAAAACCTATATACGACAAATGGCAATTACTAAGTTACTTTATAACTATGGCGGACTAAATGTACCCATATCATTTTTAGCATTTAGAGACTTAATTGAACTATATGAACGTGGAACAAATAATGATAAAATGTTTGTTTGTGAAAATTATGATACAAATATTACATCAACTAACAAACTTTTTTATCCAAGTATGAATTTTATGGGTGCAAAAAAGAATAATCACCAAGTAAAACAATTAATTGACTTTATGGAAAAAAAGATTTCTGAAGATTACACAAATGAATTAGAATTTAAAGGCGATTTTGATAGATGGGTTAGTAAACGAGTTCACCAAAATAAAGTCACATTAATTTCAGGTACAGATGTAGGAACAAAAACTCTTAATGAAGAACCAGTTACTATTGAAACACTTTTAGGTCAAGATTATGTTCAGTTTTATGGAAAAATGTATGGCATTTGGATTCCCGATAAGGAAATACTTAGACGCCGTTATTATGAATGGTTTGCTCGTATGTCGCCTGAACAAATATTTCAATCTAATTTTATTTTAGCTAAGTATATAGTATTGGCTTTGGCACCTGATTCTCACAATGGCGTAGTAGAACCACTTGAAAATGCTGACCCTAAATGGATTAGTTTCTGGAAGACCCCCATTACAAATAATACAATGAACATTTTTGGCCCTATGCCAATGGGTCTTGGTAATAACGTGCCACGAGCAAAAAACTCTGGTTCAATTGAATAGATATTTTTATCACACGTCTTTAAGTTAGTTTACAATAATATATATATTACATGTTATTGTTAACTATTTTTTCTTAATTATACTTGCTTTTGCTAAACGTCGAATAATTTTATCATAGTTTTTATTACTTTCTTCTATTGTTGATCCAGGCATAGATGATAAAATAATTTGTTGATATCGGTCATTTTGTTTTGAATCTGGATCATTATATTCAGGATGTAATTTTTGCCATTCAAAAATAGTTGATATATGTTTTTTAGTTATCATTTTTATTGCTTGAAGCAATTTACTTTTTGTATCACTTTCTTTATACCATTTATTATCATCTTTTATGTATAATATTTCGCGTCTAAAATCCGCACAATGAATTGGTCTATTATGTGTATCTAATTCATTTAATCCATTTATGAATACACTTGATACTCCATCAGCATAACCAATTGCACCAGTTTCTTCTAAATCCTCGACAGATACATTTAATGAATTGATAAAATCAGACATATTTATTGCGTCTTTACAAGTTTCATTTAAAAATATATTTAGATTAAAATTATTATTATTATTATTGTTATTATAACTATTTATATTATTAGTAGTATTTCCTGCATTTTTGGATAGTTCAATTAACTGATTTGTTAGTTCTTTATTTTGTTCAACAACTGTTAATACTAAATTTGTTAGTGCCTTTATATCGCTTTCACTATTTTTATTATTATTTTCAATAACAATATCTTCTTTTATTTCTTTTGCAATGATACTATTAATATTTTTATTATATAGTTCACAAACTTTTCTATGTTTCCATAGACCAGCAGTCGTAATAAATTCTTTTTCACAACAGCAAATTATTTTTTTTGCGACTTTTTTGCAATATTCATTTCCATCGTGATTGGCTTGATGTTTTTGGGTTGATAGATGTTTAGAATAATCTGTTTTATTGCACGTAGAATAGTCACACAAAATGCAAGAATATAATTTGCGACTTTTTGCGACTTTTTCTATTTCCATTATTTCCTAAATTAGGAAAAGAAAAAAATCGCAAATTTATACAACTAAAAAAGTATCATAACAATTTTTTCGATTAAAAAATAAAAAATAAGAGCATTATCATAAGAACACGTTTTTTAGAGGGTCTTTTTTGGGAAAAGATTTAGTAAATCAAAAATTGACATTTTTAAAAATGTCAAAAATCCATTTCCCTTTTTACTTTTCAGAAAATATTTGTTACTTAAATTTACTAGTAAATAACCATAAACTATTTTATTATGAATTATGGTAATAAAATAAAATAAAATAATATTGCACATTTGGACATTTAAAATGCTGATTATTCAAGAGTGGTTTTTACATATTCAACCATTTCATTTAATGATATTATAATATTCATCTTATCTGTATTTGACATATTACGAAGATTATTTATCATTTTTTTATCTAATGAGTTCATATTTCTAATATCGTGTGTATATCTTTTACATAAATCACTAGTATTATGATTTATTATTTTATCTTCTTTATAATCGGTATATTCTTCCCCCTCCCAAATTTTTGTTCTGCTTTATTATTTTTGTTTCCATTAAACATTATATATATTGATAATATTTTATATGTTTTCTTTAAGTTAGTTTGAAATAATATATTATAAACGACACATAGATTCAGAACAAGATTCTTCATTAGTATTGGTTTTGGCATCATTATTATCATTTTTATTATTATTTATAAAAAAATATACAACAATACTAACAATAATAGAAATAATGCCATAAATATATAGATTATTCAAATCGCAATACGTACACACTTCCATTTATATAATTGTCTAATTAAATATATTGTTAGTTTCAAACGAATTAAATAGTTCTTAATATAATAATTATTTAATTGATGCCTGAAGGACCAGAAGTTTGGATAGTAAGTCAAGCACTTAATAAACTAACAAATAATCCAAATTATAGTGAAACATTTGGAAAACATTTATTTATTACAGAACCTATTGGAATAAGAGAAATTACATTTGGATTAACTGGAAAACTAAAAGTTGAAAAAAGTAATGAAAATAAGATTTTATTAGAAAAGATGAATGTAGGTTTTTGTTTTGGTGATGATAGAATAATTTCAGAAAATTTGTATATAACAATAATAAATGAAAGTCTAGGATTAAACTTTATGAAAATAGATAAAGAAACATTTAACTTTATTGGTAGTAAATGGTCTAGTTCAAAGAAAAAGTTAGGTGCTTTATTATTAGACCAAAAAGAAATCTCTGGAATTGGAGTTGCTTGGGGGTCTGAAATATTACATAAGGCGTGTTTAGACCCCGATGTAAAAGCGTGTGATCAAAATTTATCTACATTGGCTAATGCATTATATGAAATTCAACAATATTGTATACAAGTATATACAGAATATTTACAATCAATAATACAAACAGATAAAATAAATAATAATTCAGATTTGTTAGTTGACTTTATTAATAAATGGTATAAAAATTTATATATTGTTAGAGAAATGAACGCATACAAAAAGGGCGAACAAATAAAAACGGGTGGAAGAATATGGTACAAATAAAAGTATTTATAAATTCCAAAATAATAATAATAATATGCCATAAACTACTTAAATATAAATCATTATTAATAAATAGAAACAAGATGACTACCTTTGACAGTGACAGCGATAGTGAATATTACGTAAACAGCGAATCTGAAACCAGTTCCGACATTGTTGAATATTTGGATAGTGATCTTCAGCATACTAGTCAAATGGTTTTATGTATTGAAGAAATGGATGGAAGACCTGGTAAGGAAAAGGATGTCGACACGCGTGTTTTTATTGTGTTTGACTATGAATGTGGTGGATGGCATATTCTAGGTAAGAGAACGGATACCAGAAGCATTTCATCCGTCCCATTTAAGTTCTTGTCTTTTTCTCCTGAAGATATTTGGACTTTTATGGAACTAATAATTGGTAAGGCTTTTATGCCTATGCCTTCCAGAAATTCATTCGAAAATTGTAGCATTTCAATCTATAATTTTAATAATTTGAATGAGTGTGAGGATTTGGATGACTTGACTTATGAGTTTTTTGAGGAAAACATGGATAAGAGTTATGAAATCGCAGCGTATGACGAGGTGAGTTTAAGTAAGAGATACATTGTTCGTGTTTTGGAAATGATGGAAAAGTTCTATAATGTGGAACAAATTTAAATATCATCTTGTTCGGGGGTTCCCTGTGGTGATATGTTTGAGGTTTCCCCCTGTTGTTGAATATAGTATATTATTTCGTAACTTGATTTATCATATTTAATTTGCGATGTATATGTAATTTTACTATGATTACATATTTGTCTTATAATAGTAACAAATGAACTATATGTTAGTTTACGCTCCAAATATTTTCGTTTCGATAAATAATAATAAGGTTTACACTGCTCTATGAATTTCTCCACAATTCCATTATACATCCCTTTTTTATAACAAATGGTATTAATAATATATTTATTATGATTTTTTAGTGCTATTTCATCTAAAAAATGAATAAATACATCATTTGGGATTGGATTTTTGAAAATTTGTGATGACATTTATCTATTATAAGTATATATATATTTCTAATAGATAGTTTTTTCCCCTAAATTATTAATAGGGTTGAGACTTAAACAATATTTTTTACAAATAAAATAATTTACACTGGGGTGTGAATTAATGATACAAGTGCATTTGTAAAGAGAGCCAATTCAATTTCATCTTCGTGAATATTATGGAATATTATAATGTACTTACATAGTATAGGGATAATTATGTATTTTTTTTCTTCGGTTAGTAGGGAGGTAGTTTTTACATAGAGAAAATAATTGTCTAAAATATCCATAACAGAGTAGCCTTTGTCATAAATATTATATACTATTTGTATCGCCTGTGCTAGTTTATTATCTAAAATATATGACGTATATTCATCAAAAATAGTAAAACTAATATTTGTACAAATTTTTGATGCCAAGTCAATATCAATGTTTTCCTCATTTAGTAGCTTGAATTTTTCTAAATATCCTATTAGCAATTTGGGACTATTATTACAAATACTTACTATAAATTGTTTTGCTACTATGGTAATATGTATCTTTTCAATAGAACATATTTTATCTAAAATATTTGTTAGATTAATATGTGTTAAAGGCTTGATTTTCATAATAATTAAACGTGATTGAAGACTCTCAATGACTTTTTGTGTATTACAACATGACGCAATAAAATGCACGTTATGACTATATTTGTCAATACAATTTCTAAATGCTTGCTGACTTTGTTCACTAATTAAGTCAATATCATCTAAGACAACAAACTTCTTTTTTCCATGAATGGACGAACAAGTCTGACAAAATATTTTTACTTCATTTCTATAATAATTAATGCCTTGCTCTTTAAGCGAATTAATATGAAGTATATTCTCTTGGATTAAATCAGATGGATACTTATTTTGTGCTGTTGAATAATATTCATTAATAATACAATTAATATATGTTGTTTTTCCTGAACCAACATCTCCAATAAATAATATATTTAGGTTATTCATATTGATAAGAGTTTTTAAAATATCAATAATATCCATATCTGTTTCGCATTCCAATTGTTCAAAATTTTTTGGTTGGTATTTTTGAATTAATAATTGTTTATTTATATCTATATTTATACTCATATTAATATTATTAGTTAAATACTATTTAAGTTTATCTCAACTATTTATATTATTTAAAAATGAGCGAGACATTTTATTCCATTTTAGAAGTTTCCGAAACTGCGACTCCCGAAGAAATTAAAAAGGCTTATAGAAAATTATCTATGGAATTTCATCCAGATAAAAATAAAGATCCTAACGCAACTGCCAAATTTCAAAAAATTTCCGAGGCATATGAAACTCTTGGTGATCCTGAAAAAAAGCAACAATATGATATGACTCGCAACAATCCATTTGCTAAAATGATGGGATCAGGTAATCCAATGGGATCAGGTAATCCAATGGGATCAGGCAATCCAATTGATCACATATTTGCAAATATGTTTGGGTTCGGAATGCCTTTTGGTCATATGGAGAGTTTTGGACCAGGCCAACAACAAGGCAATAGCAATCCATTTGTGCAAATATTTCATAATGGTCGACCTGTTAATGTGCAGTTTAATGGCGGTAATATAATGAAACCAACACCTATTGTTAAAAATATTCATATTACTATTGAACAAGTATTAACAGGCGTAAAAATGCCTATTGAAATCGAACGATGGATTGCATCTCAACAACAACCAGGAAATGGTAACCAAGAACCATCAAAAACATTTGAAAAGGAAACTATTTATATTGATATTCCCAAGGGAGTTGATAGTGGAGAAATACTTATGTTGCAGGATAAAGGAAATATCGCACAAAATGGGCTAAAAGGTGATGTAAAATTGTTTATTCAAGTAGAAAATAATACAGAGTTCAAACGCCGGGGTATCGATCTAGTATTAGAAAAAACGATCGCTCTTAAAGAAGCATTATGTGGATTTAACTTTGATGTAAAATTTATTACAGGAAAAATATATACAATTTCTAATCCGGCTGGCAATGTCATTCAACCCGGGCATAATAAAGTAATTCCTAACTTGGGATTAACAAGAGACGGTTCAACAGGCAACCTCGTAATTGTATTCAGTGTAAAATTTCCTGAAAAGATACAAGATACGATTGTAGATGAAATGAGGAAATTAGATTTTTAGATTGTAATAAATTATAATAAATTGGTTTAAAGACTTCATTATAATATAGTTTAATAATGAGCAATATACAGAAGTTTTCACCTATATTTTATGATTATATTTGGTTAGATTCTAATAGACAATTGCGTTCAAAACATAGAATTTTATATGAAGATGATGGTTTTTCGATTAATAGTAAGGTTCCTGAATGGAATTATGATGGTTCTTCAACTGGTCAAGCATCGATTGATGGCAATACAGAGATTATTTTAAAACCTGTTTATATTCAAAAAATATCTGAAAAATATTACAATCGAGTTTTGTGTGATATTTATGATATAGATGGAAATCCATTGTCTCATCGTCAAAAGGCTGTAGAATATTTTAGTAGACCTGAAGTGATTGAAGAAGACCCTTGGTTTGGATTAGAACAAGAATTTTATTTAATTCCAAAAGATTCTTCATTTGAGTTTTCTAATTTAGAAACTAAAAATGAATATTGCTTTGTAAATCGTAATGGTATAGAAAGACAAATTATTTCTGAAATGAGATTACAATGCTTGAGTTATAGTATTAAAATTACAGGTTTTAATGCTGAAGTAGCACCATATCAATGGGAATTTCAGATTTTAGGAAAAGGAGTTCAAATTTGTGACCAATTATATATGGTTAGATATATCTTAGATACTATTGCGGAAAAATATAATTATAAAGTAGTTTATGATCCTAAACCATATAAAAATATTAGTGGTTCAGGATGCCACGTAAACTTTAGTACTAAATCTAGTCGCACTAGTGATATTGGTTACAATGTTCTAGAAAAGTATATTGATAATTTTAAACAAAATCATATGAAATTAGTTGAATGTTGTTCTCAACAAAATAAGGAACGATTAACAGGCAAATGTGAAACAGCCAAATGGGATACATTTAGTTGGGGGGTTGGAACCCGTAATACTTCCATTCGTGTTCCCAATGATACATTTAAGAATAAGTGTGGTTACCTAGAGGATAGACGACCTGGTGCTGATATTGATCCTTATTTGTATTTAATGGCAATGTGTCAGATTGCGTTGGATAATTAAATATAATTTATTAATATAATATATCCCTATAAAACAACTTAAAGACAACTTTGTATATTAATATGTGTGATCAATAGTTATTACACAATGCTTTGGTGGCCTAGTTGGTAAGGCATCAGTCTTGTAAACTGAAGATCAGGAGTTCGATTCTCTTTCAAAGCACAATATTATTTACTTTTCTATAATAATTATTTAGAATACTTATTATATCATACTTATTTTGTATAAATATTTATACTTGTATATAGTATAATAAACATGAGACTAAATTCTCGTATTTTTACCAATTCTTTTGCTGGAATGAATAATAGAACTTATGCACCATTTTGGTTGTTACAAAAGGGCGATTCATTTTATGGCCTATCAAAGCCACAATATTCCCATCAAACTTATTATCAATTGGCAAATAATGGCGCCGGAGTTGGAAACCGTGAAGGTAGATGGTTATATAATAATGGTGCAAAAATATCATTTATACCACCTCAATAAAAAAATTGATATAAATAAATTAGTATTTAATTATTTATATCAATTACATAATTATCTCTTATAATGCTAAAATATCCTATTTATGATATAAGTGACCTGAATATTGATTGGCAAATATTTGCTATATGTGCATTATCAAATCATATGTATATGATTGAAAAATATATTGAAACAACAAATCCAAGTAAAGAACACCCATTATGGCTTGGACTTTCAAGCAATCAATATGCTACACATATTTTAAAAAATAATATGGATAAAATAGACTGGTTTCAATTATGTGGAAATGAAGGAGCATATGAAATATTAAAAGACAATTTAGATAAAATTGATAAAACTATGAAACCTATGCTTTCTAAAAATAAATGTGCTATTCCAATATTACAAGAAAACCCAGAGTATATTCATGTAGATTTCTTATGCTATAATGAAAATGGTATGGAACTACTAACAATGTCGCCATGGAAAAATTTATTAGATAGTAATAGGTGGAGTGCCTTATCAAAAAATCCTAGCGCGGTAAGTTTGTTACGAAATAATGTAGATAAAATAAATTGGTTTTATTTATCAGACAATCCAAACGCAATTGATATGTTAGAAAATAATGTAGATAAAATAAGTTGGTTTTATTTATCAAGCAATCCAAACGCAGTTCATATATTAGAAAATAATTTAGATAAAATTTATTGGGGTCAACTACTAACTAACAAAAATGCAATTCATTTAATTGAGAAATTATTTGATTCCTTTTGCAATACACCAAGCAAAATATCTCATTATGTATCCAGATACTTAATTTATAATACAAATGCGTTACATTTAATTATAAAATATTATGATTATATCGTCGATTATCAAAAGACAAATTTACTATATAATAGCAGTGCTATGCATTTATTATTTAATTTCGATTATAAAAAAATGAAAGAGCTAAATACCAGTTTTCGGGAAGAATTACTTGATTATGTACTTTATCCTGAAAGACTAGAAAACATATCCATTCTATATAATATCCCTTTTTATGAAGTATTACAAAGTTACTAAATAAAGAATTCTAATATAATGTATTGTAAATTATTTTTTTATATATTATATTATTCTAAAACTAATATAATATTAGCAATTTTTTATTTTTAGATGAATTTATATAATGTTATTCACAAACAAACTAACAAATATACACCTTATTATATTTTACCTGAACCAACTATAAGTCACGCATATTGTAGTAAACCTATTGTAAAAAGTATTCAACTTGAAAAATGTCTTTATCAAAATTATTTAAATAATCTAAGTACAGATGATATACACGATATAAATACAAATAATAATAACTATGATATATGCGAAGCAGTGTATATTCGAGTGAGACGAACTGACACAAACTCAGGGTCAGAATGGAAACAATTTATACAAAAAAGTTAGCATTATAAGTCGTTGTTTGACTAGGACGAATTTGATTTTGTCCTAGTTCTGCGTAAAAACGACCGCATTGCTGACCATTATTTTGACAAGTCGTTGAATGAATCATTTTAGCACGTCTAACTGCTACACTACTTGAACCAACCCCAGCACCAGGAATATACTTGTTATTCACATCTTGCGGAGTGTTTGAAATAGAGGTTCCGCCTGGAATCATTTTTGTTGAACGGCGACCACCAACACCCACATTTTTCTTGTAAAGGAATCCTGGAAAGGAGTTGCCACCGAACCAAAATTGACCATATGAGTTTGATCCATTTCCAAATCTGTTTGACATTATTTTATATACTATACTATTTTATTTTATTATTTCTTTTCAAATTTGTCTTTTATATATTTTTTACTTTACTTAAAAGTTGTATTAATATTTTGCTCCGCTTTTTATTTTTTGCGAAACTTTTCCTAAAAGTTTCAAGTAATTTTTCTAGTTTGAATATCAGAACTAACAATATAAATAGAATTTTCTGTAATGATAATATATTCTGTTGCTGACTTATAAAACTTAGAAATAGGACTAGTATATTCCTCGGCTGACTTAACTAATAATTTTTCACCATTTTCTCTAACTCCAATAAGAGCCTTTTTCTCTAATGATGATACCCAATAATCAAGCATAATAGGTTTGTCTTCAACAATAGCCAATTTAGATGCGTGTTGACTAGTTAAATCGGACGGTAAACGAATATTTGAAATAGCACTCGCATTAGGAGTGCTGGCATTTTGTGGTTGAGTTGAAGGTTTGGCAGTTTCAGGTCTGTTTAATGGGGCTTTTGATTCTGGTTCGAAAGAAGACATTTATAATAAAATCTTATTTAAAAGTCTTTAAATAGTTATTTATATAATATTATAAAATATGGATAATATATAAAATGAATACAGATATTTTAAAACCAACAGATATAAATGAAATCGATGAAATATACAATTTGACAAATATATGTAATTATTATTCACATATTACTACACCTATTAATGAAATACTATCTATTCTTATGCTTTTATTAAAAGAATATGTAACTTTGATTTTTAAAAAGAATATTAAAAATAAATATATTATTCATACTGGATTAAATACGCTTTTACACGTTTTTCATATACTATTTTATTATACTAAGAATTTAAAACTAACATGTTATTATACACAACAAGCATATCACATATATTTAGATTTTATTCATGCTTTAAATAATATGAGTATTTCTGTTTTGAATTTAAAGACAAATGATGCTGTTATGTTTGTTTATAAAAAAACAATTTTTGAAATATGTAATGAATACAAAAGAAACATCAATAACAATATATCTTATAATTCAATTGATGATACCAACATATTTGCAATCCTAAATAAGATAACATCTACCTATAAAATGATCATTCAACATATTATAAATAATCATCTAAATTTATTTACATCTACATCTACATCTACATCTACATTTGATAATGATTCCCATGTAAATGTTATATGTAATTATTTAACACAATTAAATACAATTATATGCTCAAAAAGAAAAGATGAAGAAGTGTTGGATTTATTACATAGTTTTATATCAAAATTATTGAATCAACAAAATGATTCTATTGTAAATATTGATTGCAATATGTTTATGCTTAAAATAGATTATTTTTTAACAACAATCTATAAAAAAAATTGTTTGGATAAGGCATCTATTATGAGAATTAAAAATAATTTATTAAAAATAAATGATAATGATGATGAAGATAACAATGAATTAAATAATAAATTAATTGCTATGATCATTTGTGGCAATTATGAGAATTAATTAATTATATTTTATTATTCTAATACAAATTCGACTTCTTCTTTAAAGATTTTTGTTTTTGATTTTTTATTCTGTTTTTTAGTATTCGCCTTTGTATGTTCATCTTTAATTTCATCAACAATATTATTTGTTATTGGCTGGAATTCATTTAATTCTAAAATAGGATGTAAAGGATGTTCATAATAGTTATGAATAATCTTCTTACGAATTTTTTTATTCTTTTGTTTGTTTACTTTATCACTAGCAACAATAAGGCGTTGACAAATGCTTTTAAATTCAGTTCTAAATATGTTAGTTAAGAAATCATAAACCTTTACTAAAATGTCTACATCGCATTTACCAACAATAAGAACACTTCCTGTTCTAAATATCATAAAAGACACTTCCAATACATTTTTATATTTTTCTTTATTTTCACTTGTTATCTGTTTTCCATCTTGAATTTCTAAATCACTATTATAATAAAATTTTGATTGAATTCCAGGATATGAACATGGGTCATAAATAGATTGCAAACCGTATTTGTATTTAAGCAATTCGTATAATACTTCTCTATTAATATAAAATCCACAATTGAAGTTCGAATTAATTAACACTGTATCACTTTTATCCTTATAACTTAAATTAGGATGAAATGGCTTCAGCAAATCCATAATATAAACTAATACCTTTTCAAACATTTCGTCATTTTGGATTCCTGGAATTTCCAATTGTCCTGTATTAAACACCTTTACATGAAACTCTTTGAAATCATTGCCAAACTTTAGACGCAAAATTACGACAAAACAATTATAAAATGCTTGCTTCTTCTTACTTCTGTAGCTCATGATATCTTTTTTTGATAATCCTATACTAACTTTACGAATATCTTTGAATTTAATACGACCATTTGGATTATCAATGTGAGACATAATAGTTTCTTCATAGTAAGGAACATCTTCTAATTTTGCCAGAATTTCATCTGTTTCTTCTTTTGACTTGGAATTAAATTTCATCTGTTTTTTAATAATGCCATCTTGTGGCATATAATAAGGTATAACAGGTATTTCCCAAAATACTTTTAAATTGATAGGCTGATTTAAATACGCTATTTTGGATTTTGTTGATACATATATTTCTGTTGGTTTAGGAGCTTCATCTGGCAAAGTCAAATTTAATAAACTAGGTTCTTCTTTATTAAATTTATTTTTTTTTGCACAGGATTTATCAAACTTTGTATTTGTTTCGTCTTCTTCTGAAGATGATTCATCATCAGAACTATTTGTATATTTGTTATTCGTTGCATTAAAATTCACAAAGTTACTACCAAAACTACCTGTTTCTGAATTAGATTTAGACATAAATAGCGACCATTCATCGTCTATATTGTCATTAAGTATATTATTTATATTCATACTTAAAGGCTCTTTATATCTACTTTCTATTATTGTCTTTAAGTTCTTTTAATAAATATATTTCAATTATTTTCTTTGTATAATTTAAAAATGGAAACTATATCGCAGACTGGAAAATATTCAATTTCTATACCTATTACTGGTACAATTCCACACAAATCACCCAAGTCATTTGATGACAAGAATTTATTTATTAATAGACAATGTGGACTAACTATAAATTGTTTTGATCCAACAAAAAGTTCTCCGCCAAACCTATTCTTAAAAAATTTGGAATTAAGAATGTCGATATATAATTTTCAAAAGAAATGCGAATAGTATAATATTGTTATCATAACCACGTAATAATATTATATAATACATAAAAATAAATTGTATATTAAATTTGCAATAAATAATCAATCACCTTATAAAAATAATAATTAATATAATTGTTATTATCACATTCCTCAAAGTGAATTATATTTTCTAATAAATTAAGCAAATCTTTTGATATTATTTGAGGATAAGTTCTAAGTATATAATTTGAAAAGTCTTTGATAATGTTTTTTTTATCTATATTGTAATCATGTTCTAAACTAACAATATAGCTTGTAAATAAAGAACTATTTTTATTACGTTTATTTGAATTTCCACTTTTATTTTTTGTATTTGTATTAATTAATGAACTTTTACCTATAATGGTTTCTATTAGTTTTTCCCAGACTTCATTGTTTATAATTTTAATATCTATATCTTGCATATCTTGATTTGCCTGAATAAAATTTACCATCGAACGTATATCAGACTTATATAGTTTTTGTATTAATTTAATTGAATTCTCTGAAATATGTAACCCTTCTAACTCGGAAATTGTTTTTAAAAAAAGTATAATATCATTTTCAGGCAATTGATTAAAACGCAATCGTAAAAAATCATTTTGTAAACTTTCATCGATTTTACTTATATAATTGCATATCAAACAAAAACGAACGTCTTTGGAATAATTTTGAATAAGATATTTTAATGCTTGTTGAGCATTTTTAGTCATATAATCGACTTCATCTAATACAACAAACTTCATTCCTTTACTAAATAAATTCTTTGAACTAACAAAATTGTTAATATGAGTCCGAATGATTTCAATTCCACGTTCATCTGATGCGTTTAAATGTATAACTAACTCTTTGTTTCTCTGTGAAAAATGTTCTTGATAACTATTAATCAAATTAATAATTGTAGTTGTTTTACCTGTTCCAGGAGGGCCAAAAAATAATAAATTCGGAAAATAACCAGTTTCAATAATATTTTTTAAAATGACTTTGTTAGTTGGGTCTAACACAATATTGTCAAAATGTGTTGGTCTATATTTTTCTACAAACGGAATATTTTCTTTATTTAAGTTCATTTATAAATGATATATTATCTACTTATATCTATTATTTAATGTTTAATATATTTTATATAAAAATGATTTTTTATTATTATATATAATAATTATTTTAATTATTTTAGATATTTTAACTTTAAAACAAACTAATAAATATATATAATGGCAACAAATAAGCAACATTCTGGTTCCTATTTAGAACTTATTATTGGTCCCATGTTTTCAGGAAAAACGTCACGTTTAATCGACATTTATAAACAATGTAAATTTTGTAATATTCCAGTTGTTGTTATTAACCATTCTATTGATAATCGTTACGATGAAGAACTGTTATCTACACACGATCATATAAAAATTCCATGCATTAAAACAGATGCTCTCGGATATGTTTGGCGCGAAGAACCCGAAACAAATGGCATGTTTAAAATTTTAAGAGATAGAGAAGAAATACATTTTGCAGATGTTATTTTAATTAATGAAGGTCAGTTTTTTGAAGATTTGTATGATAATGTTGTTAGTATGTTAAATCATGGAAAAAAAGTATATATTGCCGGATTAGATGGAGATTTTCAAAGACATAAATTTGGTCAAATTCTTGATTTAATACCTTTGTGTGATAATGTTATTAAGTTAAAATCATTATGTTCTATTTGTAAAGATGGTACTGCTGGTATATTTTCAAAGAGGCTAACATGCGAAACAGAGCAAACCATAATTGGGTTTAGTAACTATATTCCTGTTTGTAGGAAATGTTATAACTAACAACCTGTTTTTTTGTATGGGATATAAATTTAAATATATATGAAAACTATTTAAATTGAAATTATTACATATAGATATACCTATTATTTAATGCCTATTAAAAAAACTATTATTCAAAAACCTGATTCAAATGTAACAGAAGCGCCTAGTTTAAAGCCAAAAAGAGGAAGAAAGTCAAAAAAAGAGTTACTTGAATTATTAAACATTCAAAACAATAATAGCACGAATATTATTAATATTGATTTTTCCAATACCAATACCAATACCAATACCAATACCAATACCAATACCAACATTACATTGCAAGTAAATGAAAATACCATCAATAATGCAATTGGTACAAATGATGAAACCATCGATTTAAAAAATAGTAGCAATGATACTGCCGAATTGCAAAAGCCAATGGCTAAAAAAAGAGGAAGAAAACCTAAGGGTGGCAAAATTGTCTCAAATAAGATTGAGTTTGAAGATACAAAACAAGAAAAAATGAATATAATTTTACATCTAAAATGTTCTACAAAGGATTTATTATCAAAAAATGATACATATATGATTTATCCATTTACTGCAAATGCAAACGGAAATACAAATGCAAATACAAATCCAATTTGTAATGATGAATTAAATATTATTGGAAATTTGGATATTCATAATGTAAATACAAACATTGACTATTACAATAATAACAACAATAGCAATAATATTTTATCTAGTTCAACAGGTATAGCAACAAATAGTGAAAATGTTACTAGTATTTATGATACCGAAAATATATATGAAAGTGATGAAAATAGTGATGTCGATTATGATGAATCTAATAATGCATATCGTAATAAAGAAATACACCGAAAAATACGCATTTTAGAAAATAATTTACATCATAATAGTATTCCTAATAAACGCTGTTGTTGTTTTTGGGATACTTGTGAGTTTGATAATCCTCCAGTCTACTTAATTAAAAGTATTATTAATGGAGTGTATTCAGTATATGGTTGTTTTTGTAGTACAGAATGTGCATGTGCTCATTTATTTGAAGAAAAGATAGATAGTTCTGTTAAATTTGAGCGTTACCAATTATTAAATAATACATATGGTAAAATTTATAACTACACGAAAAATGTAAGACCTGCTCCTAATCCATATTATATGCTTAGTAAGTTTTATGGAAATTTATCGATTCCTGAATATAGAAGTCTTTTATCAAATGACAGATTATTTTTAGTCTTAGATAAGCCGGTAACTAAAATATTCCCTGAATTGCATGAAGACAATGATGAATTCCTGTTAAATAATAAAATTATTCCATCTAATAATACAGGAAATAACATTAAAAACAAATTACAAAAAAAGAAACCAACTAAAAATTCAATATTAAATGAAAAGTTTGGATTAACTTCGTCGCCGGTAGCAACTATTTAAAAAATATAATTAAATTAAATTTAAATAAAACAATTATAAATTAACTTTACATTTATAATTATTCAAATGATTATTCGATTTGTTTATTCTTATGTTTATTTAATTCTTCAAATTCCATAAAGTTTTGAACTACTTGATCAATATTAATTGGATTTTTTTCTCTATGTGCTTTTTCGGATACTTCTAATGTAGTTCTAATTTGTTTAAAAATTTCTTGATTTACTGACTTTACTTTAATTTGTTTTTGACTAGGATCAGGAATTCCCATATAATCACGAATCACTTTCATAGGATCACAGTTAAATAATTTGAGTTTCTCAATCGCCTCATCATGTGTATAATTTGTTTGACTAACAACTAAGGAGACATGATTTTCTACATCATCTTTACTAAAAAAACTTATTTTCTCAGACATATATACTTAAATAAAATATTTTTTAAATCAATTTAAACGAAACTCATTATATTAATATATCAAAAAGAAAAAATGAGTTCCTTAAATAGTATCGAAAAATTAATTCAAATGGCAACTATTGAACAAATGTATGCTATATTAAATAAAATGAAAAACGATACAAATGCGTCTATTATAAATGAACATTCAAATGAGAATAATATTAAAAATAGTTCTTCGCAAATACAAGAACTAAATAATGATAATAGCCATCAATATTCTGAACAATTAAATTTTCTTTCTTCTAAATTGCAAAAAGTTGAATCAAAGTTGGATTGTATTCTTACTCAAATGTCTCTTTTAAATAAGATTGAACCTATTTATGGTTTAGTAAATCAAATGGTTGAAACACAAAATACTATTCATGCAACTAATCATGTTTTATTATTGGGTCAAACAAAGATGACGGATTATTTGCAAAATTATCAAGTTAAAAAGCCAATTGATATTCCAGTGTTAGATTTAACTAATTGCGATATAAAAATAAAAGAAGAACATAATATTAGTTTAGTAATCTCAGATCCCGAAAAGACTACTAGAACTGGCGAAACCGATATAGTTGTAAATCTTGTTTCAGATGAAGAAACAGAAGAACAAGAATTAATTGATGAAGTTCTAGAAGAAGAAGAATCTATGGATGACAATCAATATTTAGTTACATCAGAAAAAGATGTTGAAGAAGCCAAAGATGCGGATGAAGAAGAACAGGAACAGGAACAGGAAGAACAACCTGAACAACTAGTTAGTGAAGAAGAAGTTGAAACCGAAGAAGAGGAACAAATAGAGGAAGAAGAACAAGTCAATGTAGAAGAAAAAAAGGTTGAGGAAACCAAAATTAAAAAAGAAGATGAGGAAGAAGTAGAAGAGGAAGTATTTGAGATTGAAATTGATGATGTAACTTATTATGCAACTGATGAAAATAATGGTATTTTGTATGAAGCAACTGAAGATGGAGATGTTGGCAAAAAGGTTGGGATTATTAAGGATGGCGAACCTATTTTTGATGAATAAAATAAATAATTTTTATATATTTATTCTGTATCCAAATTTAATATAATATATTTTTAATCTAATTATATTATAATTATATGTTTGATTTATGTGCACCAGCATTAATTTATATTGCGTTTTCATTAACACAAATAATTGTTGATACATTTAAGGGATTATATAACACCGCAATAGTTAAACTATTTGTTTCAGTTATCATTACATTAATGTTAAATACATTATGTAAAACAGGTATGGGAATTATATCTTGGATTATTGTATTTATTCCATTTATTTTTATGACGGTTATAGTTGGAATACTTTTATACACATTTGGTCTAGACCCAGCAACTGGTAAATTAAATATACAATGTACAAATTGTGATAAAAATAATAATGGACAAAAAATAATTAATACATCTGGCAAAGATGGAAATTTGATTTTTGTTAGTAAAAAAACAGATTCAGCTAAGTATATAGATGTGACATATTCAGAACAAACATTAGATGATGCGCCTGAAGTTTGGACTAGTTCAGATCCGCAATACTAAATAACTAACAAAACAATAAAATAATTAATATACTAACTATCAATAAAATAATTAATATACTAACTATCAATAAAATAATTAATATACTAACTATCAATAAAATAATTAATATACTAACTATCAATAAAATAATAATATATGTAAATCAATTTAAATAAATCTTCGAATAGAA